TTTAAAAGGATCAGCAAAGATAATGCTGTCGTAACCTTCTTTTTTGACCTCATCAAGCCACTTAGGAGCCATCAGCTCGGGGAATTCCCGACTGCCTCCAGCAAAAACATCCCTAGCCCAGTTGATCATTGTCGGATCATCCAACACCAACGGATTGTTTGCTTGAGCATGAACAGGCATCACATTGGTGCCTTCTCTAAATTTTGCTTTTTCTCCATGAATGGGATGAGTTAAACCTTTTTCATCCCTATAAGAAATTCTGTGTGCTGCTGGTTGAAACTCTTTATTTGGTGTTAGCCAAATTGCGGGACCGCTTCTTGTAGGATCGTCGCCTCCGGGTTTAAACTCTTTAAAATCATTTGGAGTAATGTGATACAAACGATCCTGGACCTTGCTTTTGGCAAGGAACTTGATAAGGTTTTTGGGTAGAGTAGGCATCCTAAGCCAACTTATGCAACTAAGGCCAAGTTTGCGCCCTACTGCGCGTACGGGTTGTGACGCTGCTTCTTGTCGTCGGCGTAGGAGTAGTCCCTGGCTGGCAACGGGTCGAGCTGCACCCAGCCCGAGTCCCGGAGCACACGGAGCGCCTGGGATAGGCTGTCCACGTAGTCGTCGTGCCCCCCAGACTCTGGGAAGGAGCACACCTGGCGCAAGAATCTCTTGGCCCAGTCCGCGAACTCGCCAGGCTTCTCCGCGTCCTCGGGTATGTAGATCTTTCCCTTTGCGATCAGGGGGGCGACGATGTTCATACGCTGCACCTTGTCCGCCCTGCCGGGGTTGTAAGCCCGGACAGGCACACCCGCACCCTGCAGCTCCTGGACCAGGGAGATCCCCGCGGACTTGTCCTCCATCAGTATCAGGTCCGCCTTCCTCCCCTTCGCGAATGTGCTATCCGAGCCGTACACGACCTCCTTGAAGTCGCTGATGACTCTTTTTCTGAGCTCGGGGTAGGAGAGGTGCGCGTCCCACGCGTCCAAAAGTATGAGCGAGGTCCCAGCGTCCAGCTGCTCGAAGACCCCCCAGATTGTGCACGCGGTCGGGTCGTTGTGCGTCTTCTCCGATGTCGCCGGGTCGTAGCTCGCGATTACGTACTCCAGGGTCGGGGTCTCCTTCTTCGCCGGCCACGCCCTGAACCACTTCCGCTTGACGATCCCCGCGTCCTCTGGGTTCAGGATCTCACCGTAGATCTCCTGCTTTCCAAGGTCCGTCCCCTCGTACGTCTCCAGCTGCTTGAAGAATGTCGCTGAGAGGTTGGACTTGTTGTCGTAGGATGAGGCGTTGACCACGTAGACCTCACCACCGATCTTTCCCTCGTTCAGATCAACGATCAGCTCCTTTGGCTTGGGCGTGGTCGTGACGATCTGCTGAACCCGTGGTATTGCTGGGTCCCTCAGACGCATCGTGAACTGGACCTGGTCGTACGCCTCATCAATGTACTCGAACGCGCACAGCTCGTCGAACCAGCCGCCGTGGAACTGCTTGCCCCGGTAGCGCTCGGGCTCTGATCCGGGTATTCCCTGGATGAGCGAGCCATTTATGAGCGTGATCTCCAGCATCTGCTTGTTGTAGTCCTGGATCAGGCTCTTGGGTATGATGTTCAGAAGCCCCGAGTCACCCTCAAAGCAGGTCGCCCGTATGTCGTTTGATGTTGGAGCAGTGACCAGCCAACGTGTCCCTGGAAATCTCCACGCGCGTATGCCGATCCAGTGGCTGGCGGTGTGGGTCTTCCCCGATCCCCGCCCGGCGAGCATGAGAAAGGTGTCGTAGTCGCCATCTTCAGGCTCTCGCTGGTGGGGCAGCGCCTCAATCTCCCACTGTACCTGCCATAGTGCGGCCTCGAGCTGGTGCTTTGGCCAGTGCTTGTTGGTTTTTGCGAAGTTTGCAAGGATCTTCTCCTGTTCTTTGGTCAGCATACCGCTATAAACCCCTCTCCGGCCAAAAAAGGCTCGTCACAGACCACGTTAACGCACATTTTTGGCTCTACTCTCTCAATTTTAGTCAAAAAACGCCTCCCGGAGGCCAGTTTAGCCCTGTCACTGTCAAATTTTAGGGTAAATGTCAGGTTTTTGGCTGGCAGGTGCAGCGCTGTCTTGAATCCGAGGGACTCGAGCAGAGCCTGCTTGCGCCTGACCGACAACCAGGAGGCGTCCTTTACCCACGCGTGCGTGCCACCTTTTAGAATTGTGACGTCGCCAGCGTCGATCAGGCCATCGAGAAGCTCAAATCGCTGCTCCGGCGAGGACATCAGGTACGAGAAGGGTATGTTGTCCGGCACGGTCTGCCCGATCATAGCAAACCCCACCCCAACCGACGGGCGTATGTCCAGCAGGGTGTCCCCGTTCTTGTGCTTGCTCTGCCCGACCGCGTACCCGTGGCCCCTCATCCTGGCTCGGACCCTCTTGATGTTGATCTTGTCGCGTAGCCAGTGCCTGCCGGTGGCGGTCCGCGTACCAATCCAGAACCCGAACACGTACGGTGGCACGGGTAGGTCGACCGGTGGGAACCTCACCGGGGACGTGACACCCACCGAGAACTCTAGCCTGCCACGGCCGTCCCTCAGATCCTCACCAAGCAGATCCTGGACCTCCATCTCGTGCAACGCGCTCCTAAACTTCTTGGGCCTGCGCTCGCTCTTGCGGTTCACCCACCGGCAAAAATGTTCGCGCCAGTTCTTGTCCTGGCACGGGAACTTAAGCCGCCGGTCGCCGGTGACGGTCAGCCCGTCGCTCATGTGAACGACGTAGCACCACTCCGGGACCCAGCCCTGGGTGGAGAGCACCGGCTGCGGCTCGCCCCTCTGGTTGAAGACGATGTCCTTTGTGCTTAGCTCCGAGGCTGGCTTCCAGCCCTCAGATGTCGGAACCGGCGTGGTTGATAGCAGCGCCACGGACCCTCCTCTTTCTCTCACGGTCACCAACCGTCGCACGGGCGCTGGCCGATGGGGACAGCCAGATCTCCTTAAAGTAGCCGTCGCAAAGCACCTTGTTCGTGTAAGCAAAGAACACGTACCCGTCCGGGCGAGTGTCGCCCCGGTGGAACCTGTCTCCTGTGTCTGGGTTTTGTCGTCTCATCTCTATACCACTAATGCAACTTTTGCAAAGTTTGTACCGGCAAAAGTTGCCGTGTTGCCAGGTTGCCGCCACTTTGGCGCTCCCTTTCCAGGGGTTCTGCTGCCGGCGATGCCGGGGGTCGCGGGGGTCTAAGTGAGGTCACCCATTAACTTTAATCTCTTTTAATAAAAAATAAAAAATAAGTAATATGACATAGACCCCCGCAACCCCCGTCACCCCCGGCACTTTTGCACCAAAGTGGTGCAAAACAGCAAATTAGCCCCTGTCTCTATACCTTTTCACTGTTTTTTGCAAATAGGAAAATTTTGCCGCAAAAGTCTGAAAAATTACGCGATCGCCAGGTTGTCAGGGGGGCCCCGGGCCGGGGTGCCGGTACCCTGGAAAGGGGTGCTGCGCCGCACAAAAAGCCCCCCTGCCGATGCTGCAATGCAGCAAGTTAGTAACCGCTTACTAACCTGAGTGTTGCGCCGCACAATGGAAGTGAGCGCGCACTGACAATCATGTTGCGCCGCACAATGTTAGTGAGCGCACACTGGGGCTGGTGCGGTGCACAATGTTAGCAGAGGCTAACTTAGGTTTGTATGCGCCTATCCGCATATAGGCATATCCGCATACTGGCATACTGGGCGCGCGGGCTATGTTAGTGAGCGCTCACACCGAGCAGGGCGCCTAGCAAGAAACATGCCAGCGAGGGATGGCACGCTTATTGCCCTAGCAAGAATCATGCCATGTTGCGGCGCACCATCGCCGCGGGCCGGCATCTTCCCACAATGCGAAACGACTAGGATCGCGCACAGCAGGTTATCCACAGGGGTGCCATAGCAGGGGCAGGGCAAATTGGCAAACGGCACAGCGGGGCCAAGCGCGCGCGACAGAGCCATTGTGGGGAGGGCGTCTGCACCGCACCATCCAATTTGGCCCGCTTGCCATTTCACAATGTGAAGTGCATAAGAATAACCAAGGTAGTGTAAGCCATAACCATAGGAGAATCACCATGAGAACCAACTGGAAAATCTGTGGCCGCTGTGGCGGCGAGGGCCGTCACTCTCACGCCATCGGCGCCATCACCGGTGCTGACCGGGCGGACTGGTCAGACGACGAGTTTTCGTCGTACATGGCCGGCGGCCTCTCTGAGACCTGCGAGGCCTGCGAGGGCACTGGCAAGGTTGCTGTCAGCACTACTGACGAGGCCTGATTGGCCGAAACCCCGCAAGGGGTCTAGTGCATAACACCACAGGAGCATCACCATGAAAACAGCGACACTAGAATTCATCGACTACTTCCAATCGTTCTACGGCCCGGGCGAGATCTTCGACATGCAGTCGACTCGCGAAGAGGCCCTCGAGGCCACGCTGATCTACGTGACGTCTAGCGCGTGCGCGGAGTTCTGCGGAGACTCAGTGGACCGCGAGAACGTTCGCGACGTCCTACGCGCTCTGCGATTGATTAGGAGCCATCAGCACATCTGATGAGGCCTGAGTGGCCGAAACCCCGCGAGGGGTCATGTGCATAACAACATAGGAGCATCACCATGACAATCACACTACCGCAACATATCGACGCATACGCAAGCGCCCTAGCAGACTACCGGGCCGGGGTAGCATCCGGCATCGACGCCGAGCAACTCAAGTACCTGAAATGGCTGATGAACCTAGCCGGCTGGAAACTGAGAGACCTAGGCCTCGACGTTCAGTTTGACGAGAGCGGAGTCTAACAGCACTACTGACGAGGCCTGATTGGCCGAAACCCCGCAAGGGGTCTAGTGCATAACACCACAGGAGCATCATTATGAAAATTATTTACCCAGTGTCCCGGGGCGAGTCCAACGCCACGGAGCACAATGACTGCACCGTCCGCGCGCTGTCCAACGCCGCGAATTGGAAGTACCCGGAGGCGCACGCACTGCTGTCCAAGCACGGGCGCAGGTTCCGGCACGGGGCCGTCTTCTCCGTGTATTACAAGGCCTACGTCGAGGCGGGCGCCAGGTTGGTCGGGGTCTACGGCAACACCCGGCGCGCCGTGGCCGCGGGCCGCATCGCGAACACCCAACAGCAGGCAGGTATCACGCTTAACTCGCTGATGCCGCGACTGCGCTCGGGCCGGTACATTGTCCTGATCACCGGGCACGCGCTCGCGGTTGTCGACGGCAAGGTGATCGACGCCGGGGGCGTGCGCGCCGGGTCACACGTGTTCGCGCTGTTCAAGATCTAGCACATCTGATGAGGCCTGAGTGGCCGAAACCCCGCGAGGGGTCATGTGCATAACCATAGGAGCATTACCATGATAAACGCAATGTACGAGGCAATGACAATCAACGCACCCGAGCCAGCCGTTGGGATGGGCGCAACAATGACCGGATACACCGACCGGCACGCCGGCACCGTGGTGTCTTGGGACGGCAAGATCGTGTCGGTCCAGCACGACGACGTCCGGCGCACCGACGGCAACGGCATGAGCGACGCGCAGTCGTACGAGTTCACACCGAACCCGAACGCGCCAGTCGAGCACTACCGCCGGGACAAAGCAAATCGCTGGGTACGAGTCGTACGCAACGAGGAGACCGGACGCTGGAATTCAAAAGATTACGGCGGCCTGATCCTTGGGTTCCGCGATCA